TTGCGAGAAGGGTCAAGTAGACCCGAAGTCACATACGAAACAGAATCCGGAGACAATTTGATGCCTTGGTTCGCACCCGCCTTCTCTTGATAGATGTAAAACTCATTTACACTATCAACGATTTTGGCGTCTGTCTTTTGATCCTTTTTGTATTTGACCTCTTTTACTTTGCGGATCTTAGAGGAGTCGATTGACCGGATCTCTTGAATACCCGCCTTGAGGTTTGATTCGTTTACTACTAGATGGTGTACGATACGACCATCAACGTACCACGATCTAAAGATATCGTGGGCGTGATCATTGAAGTTCATCATAGAACATACATTGTCAAATTCTTCAACAATCAGTTTCTTAATTCTGTCGGGTGCCTCTACCTTATCAAGAACGATTTCAACGGATGACTCTGCATCAGATGCACTGATAGACTCATTAACAATATCTTCGATGGCGGCATCTACTTCAGGATGTTCTGCGATACCACGATATTTTTTGATGAGTTCTGCATTGTCTTTCGCTTCGTTCCCATTCATGTCAATATATTGACCGAAGTGGGCTCCACTGGCAGTTACATACCCCGCGCCATCATCATCCTGTTTCGGGACAATAGAGGGGAGTTTTTCCTGTTCTTTATCTTTCTTCTGGATCCTCTTTAACTCGAATCCAAAAAGTTTGATACCGTTGTTCTCTGCCATATATTCCAAACTCTACTATAGTAAGAAGGTACGGAGAGTTACCCCTCCGTACCCTATACTTATACCACCATTAATTGGTAGTGTTAGACTCCCAGTACTGGACTTGGAATTCACAAGTGAAGTCCTCAATCGCATCTACTGTTTCATAATTCACGTCGATGGCCGCAACGTTAGTTGGGAAACACCCACGGAAATTATAAGTCTTGATAGTTGACCCATCCTTGTCCAACTGTTCAACGATCAGGTCAGCCTGATAGTCAACGGGGTTGGTAAGACCAGTGTTTGCTTGGTGAGAATTAATACCATTCATCCACTGTTCGAGTGAGTTACGTACCAAGAAGTCCGTATCGTTGATGATAGTCACGGTCCACGTACCGAAGGTACGGTCACCGGCGATCTTCAACTGTCTACCACGAAACGGGATTGTAACAACCCCCATTTCGGATGCGGGCAACTGTGCCGCCTTACATAGGAAAGATGTGAGTTCCACATCTCCCCCTGCATATGCGGGGAAGTTAACAGTCGCCTTGAACATGTTGGCGCGAGCGCCACCACCTCTTAACTTCGACTTGAAGTCATCTACTCCTAAAATTGCCATTTCTTAAGCTCCTGTTATCTTAGACCGCACCCACAACTTCATCAAACTGGACACCCGTTCTAACTGCAACAAAGTTCAGTGTTACGTAGTTGATTGAACGTGCGGGTTTGATAAAGATGGAAGCGACAAATTCGTTTCTATCGACCACAGCGGGCGTGTTGTTTGTTTCGTCACATACAACACGGAAGTCTGTGATACCTCTTCGACCCCTGATCTCACGCAACAGAGGTTCGACAACGTTCACGAATTCTGCACGAGTAAACTCGTCGTTGAATTCAAACAGGATGTTCTTCGCAGCGGCAGCGATTGAACGCTCCAGTGCAAGGAACAATCTACGAACGTTGATTCTGTCGAATGCAGAAGGTCTGTTCTCATGGGTTTTATCCCCGAAGAGTACGATTGCAGCGCCAGGAATGTTGGCGATGGGGTTAATACCCGCCTTATACAATGTATCTCTCTGAGTCTTGTTAGGAGTAATTGCAAGATCGGTTACACCGACATAATTACCTCTACGTTGACCAGCAGGGGAGAACCAAGGAGCGGCCACCGCATCTGTTGCAGCCATAAGACCAGCAGTAGATGATGCAGCAGGAATGAAGACATACTTGTCATTGTACTTGTCGAAAACCTTGAGGTAGTTGTTATCGACTACTAGGTACGATGAGTTTGTCAAACTATTTGCAAACGTAACCGCATTGGAAACCGCAGTGCCAGCGGCGACACCAACAGTATCATTACGCTTAGGTGAAGTCACGACAACACAGTCTTTACGAGTCTGTTGTGCGATACCGTTAAGATCATTGACAATAGTAACAGCGTCACTGTCATTCACTGATCCGTTACCTACAGGTGAGATCAGGAAGTCTACTGTGACGTTCTCTGTATCTTCAAACAAGTCGAATGCAGTACCAATATCACCAGCGGTGAAGTCAGTGTCATCTGCACCATTCGAAAGTTTGATGAGTGCGTTATTGTCTGAGTCCCAATTCAACCATCCAGAAGTTCCTGTACTAAAGTTAGTAGCGGAATCTACTTCAGGAGTGGTTCCCCAGTACTGACCAATACCCTGTCCACCAGCAAGAGTGGAAGAGAATGCAGAGTCACCATCAAAGTAACCAGACATTCTGATATATCCAGAAGACTGGTTGATGGCGTCTACCACGTACTGTGGTTCACCTTCTGTAGATACCGCACCTTTTGCAACTGAAAGGTGTGGGAAGGTTTCGAGTACCGAGCCAGGCGTACCTGTGAATTCACCCTTGCGGTCAATAACCGCAACGTGGATTTCATCCAAAGTACCTGAACGATCTGTCGCCCAAGAACTTGAAGTGGGTGCACGGTCAAAGGAACCACGATAGTCCCATTGATTAAAGTAACGATCTGCACTGTCGGCAGGACAGAATGTTACTGAAAGTCCGTTACCCAAAGCGCCAGGGAATCTCGAAATGAATGCACCAGAGTTATTGGTGGATGCATTGAGAGAACTCTTGACTGTGGTATCGAAGTGATTAGTGTTTTTTACTACGATGTTGTCTCCGGAGTCACTGGTGTTCACATCCGCGGCATAACCGGAATGTGCGTTTTTAGAACCATTGTGACCACGTACAACAAACAACGAGTTTGAGTACTTTAAAAAGTACACGGCAGACAAAAAGTCTGTCGCATGATCTTCATTAGGTGCGGCGAAAACTTGCACTAGACCAGCTTCATCTGCTACTAGTGTGCGTTCCTCTGCCGGGCCCCAACGAAACTTACCTACAAACGCACCAGTCGAAGTTGTGACATTAGGAGCGAATCCTGAGAGGTCGATCTCTTTGACTGTGATTGCAGGAGAAGCAGACGGTGTGGTTAATGCCATGACTGTTTTCCTTTTTTCGTTTACAAATTATGAGTTTAACATGATACGGGTCTATTCAACACTTTTATTTATAAAAAGGGAGAATTTCACCAGTTATCCTGTTTCCAGACTTGCCACTCATTTTCTATAATCGGTTCCTCAACTATATTTTCTAATCCAGTATCAACAAAACCGAATGGGGGTACATCGTCTTCGATCTCCTTCATTCTTCTTTCAAATAACATCTGTTTGATGTTGATGTCGGTCATATCTGCAAAGAATTGCGTTGAGACAAAATACCCAAACAGTACTAAGTTCATCATGAGATCATCGTGGTTTCCTTCAGACGCCTCATAAGACTGACCCTTCGATACGAACGTCGATATCTCTAGTATGGTATTCTCATCAACAATTTCCAACTTGCGGTTTTCAAGGATGTCCTTGATTGCAGAACAGCCCAGACGTTTGACCTTACGGTTCATTTCAATACCAATACCAGACGCTTTTACTGAACTGGTAACGTGAACATTCTCATACTCCAAGTCATGATATAATCCATTACATACCACCGAACCCGCATCATTTGATTCAATTACTACGTATGCGTTGTTGTAGAGATTCGAATACTTATAGATAAAGTTGGGTAAGAGAATTGGAGATATAGTGTTACAGCGATAAACCGCAACCTGTTTAAAAGGTTGGACCGATATGTCGATTACGTTAAACGTAGAATAATCCTGCCCTCTACCTTTTGATACATCTACTAAGGTGATGTATTCGTGACCCTTTTGAGGGGTCTGATATACCAAGAAGTTCCCACCTTCGAGAACTTCAATTGGCGGTTTTGATCGAAAGTCAAGCAGAGTCTCTGCATTGATTAAAGTATCACCCGTCCCGAAAAATGTGTTCCCGAACTCCTGATCAAACTGGAGTTGAGATGTATTTGATATAGTCTGTTTCTTCCACTCCTCATCACGGCCTGGCACATCCCACCAGTTTACTGTGAATGCCTGATACTCATTAACTTTTTGTACCGCCCCTTCCCATATCTTGTGGAAAGTGTTTCCGATACCGTTTGCAGTAGATGTGATGACAACCTTTGTGTCCTTTCCAGAAGAGATGACAGGGTAGGTAGAAGTATAGAATTCAGAAGCCCGTTCAACGAAAGCAAACTCATCAAGAAATAGAAGGTTAACAGACATACCACGGATAGAACTGCCACTGGTAGCAGCAGCGATAATACGACTATTGTTGGAAAATTCGATGCTACCTTTGTTGAGTGCTTTGCAGCCCGGTTGGAGAAAGAAAGGTAAATTTTCAAGGGCGAGTGTAACACGCGCTAACATCTCCCTTGCAGTTGAACCCTTGTTTGCAAGAATTGCAATAGTCTTTTCGGGATGAAAGATTGCATACCATAGAAGGTAGACCACAGACGAAATAGATTTGCCGGACTGTCTACAAGCGAGTACAATAGAAAATCTGTTCTCGTTGAAGTGTCGGAACATTTTCTCTTGGTATGGATACAAGTCGAAGTTGACAAGTCCCTTATCAAGTGATATAATCTTGACATAGGTCTTCGCAAAGTATGCGGGATTTTGCATACATTTCTGATATTCCGAAACCTTGTGAGAATCCCATTCCTCGTTAACCCCATCCTTTTTAACGTTAGGATTACCAAGGTAATTATTCTTCTCGTATGGGCTCTGCATCAATCACCTTTTGTTCATTCTGTAGAAATCTTTGGAGTTCAGTCGTAGACCCGATAAAGAGATTGTTGTTTGTAGTACCGACTTGTTTGGGTTCCTCTTTCTCTACGTCCTTTTTCTTCTTGTTCAGTTCCATCAACTTGTCGTTGATGTCTGCCATGTTCTTCATCATGGTGGACAGGACTTCAAACGCACGAGGGTGTTCACTCTGTCGAGCGACCTCAATCATCAGATCCATAGACTCACGTCCCTTCTCAAGGATGTCGTAATACGTCTCCCTAGAATACTCGTAGTCTGTCTTTATATTCTTGTTGTCTTCACTCATCCGGCGCTATCCAAATACTGTACATTAAAACCATAGTCACTATCCGGACTCACATCAATTGGATCCGGTGTAATATTTATGTTATGAATAAAGGTGTCACTGTCTGCACCCATGAGATACAGATTGTTATTAACCTCTCTAATAATACTCTGAGTTTTCTCCGGTCCATAGAAAGACAGTTTCATGGTGAAGGTTAGATCATAAACGATTGTCCTTCTTGTCTCTAAAGGTCCATCGTAGGTATCTTGAAAGGTTATTCCTGTGAGGACGATTGGCACGTCCTCTTTAATATTCATCTCATCCGCAAAGGGTTTTACAGTAATTGAATACTGTGGGTTGAAGTATGGAATGATTTGTTCTACAATCTGTAGTGCATCATCTTGTGTCTTTGCAAACACACTGAGTTGGAAGTCGATGTCGTAGGGTACAGATGTGTACACCCGTTTACGTTTGTAATCATCTCCCGCTACGTTTTCGTAGAAAGAGTTTACCTTGGGTAACTGTCTGAGTGAGTCATACCGCATGTTGGTGATCTCGAAAGACATTCTAGGTAGTTTGACTGCAACTCTACGTTCTGCCTCTTCACCTCTCTGCATGGCTTCAAGTCTTTCGATAAAGTCTCTTCGGGGTGCATAGGACAGAGGAACCTTAGCGGTAGATATAGTCTGTCCACTTGCGTTCTGTCTTAGGACATAAAGGTTATTGAACAACGATCCGAATACGGATACCGCAGTCCTCACTCTCTTGTTGTAAAACCAAGTACCAAACATTAACTCATATCTCCAAACGGGTTACTTTCTGAGAAGTCTAAGAAGTCGCCCTCAAAGTCATCGAATATCTTATTCTGTGCGGTATTCTGAATCTCCTGTAACTCAGTCACCAATGAAGGAACGTGTTGCACCGAACCACTAGTAACCATGCGTGTTGTATTGAACTCGTGGAACTTCCCGTCTGTCGCACCTACGTGTGCGAGTTGCAGTACACGATCTGAATCTGACCAGTCTGTTACCTCGCCCTTCATTGTGTATGTAGGGAATACCTGAGTAACGATCTGTCCCGTAGCGAAGTTTCCTCCGTTTACAGGTGTATTGAAAGATACAGTAGGTGTACCGTTGTAGTTGAAACCAGCAGTGTCTACTGTTAAAGATCCAATTCCACCCGAAGAGTTCAACACCGCAGTAACCGTAGGTAGAGTTCCGTTAGCGTGTTCAAGTAGAGATGTTCTTGAGTCACTATCATGTTCTACAGTAGGAACAGTGATTGTGTCGGAGTCTCCGGAATAACGACTTGCGAGAATCTGATTTTCTGTACCCGTAGAAACCTTGATCTCATCGATGTGACCGGAGAGACCACCATAAGATATACCATCCAGATCACGGGCGGCAACCGCACCAAACGAATACGTACCACTGATAAAGTCCGCAGTATTTGGAAGGGTAACGTTTGGTGTGACTCTACTTCCGTTTATGAACATGTACATGGTATCGCTGTCTTGACCGATACCTATGTGGTTCCAAGATCCCAAACTGAGAGTGACACCACCAACAATTTGTGCAGAGTCTCCCTCATTGTCTGCACGAGAGTATACAATACCTCCGCCTGAACCGACACCAAAGATATACTGTTTAGTACCTCCGTCTTGTCCACCACCAATGGTGAACATGGCACCTTGACCCGAAGTCGGATATGCATTGAGTCTCAGGAAGTATTCGACAAAACCACTACTGTCGATGAGTTTAAGATCGTTACCTTCAATACCTCTAGAGAGGGACATGTTGATAGAGTTTTCACCGAACTTAGCGGTGTTACCGGCCGAGTCGAAACCAGAGAATGTTGCAACAACCGCACCCGCACTATCATATCCCGCACCGGCGTGAGTAACTGTAAGTCCTGTAATACCTCCGTTGAAATCCAATCCATCAACGGTTGCGGTGGCGATACTACCCGTAGTATCATTAGGATGCATTGTCAGTGCATACTGATATGCACCCTCATATTCGATGATGTCAATATCGTCGATACCCGTGTCAAAGTCTTCGTCACTGTACTCGAAGAGTTCGCACTGAAGTCTGAACGTAGGTAGTTGACTGAGTTGGTAGAAAGGAGTTTCGGTTTCTACCTTAGTGATCTGCCAGATAGACTCTGACAATGGTGTGTAGATTACATCACCCTCACGTGGACGGAAGTTATTTTCGGTCAGATAGTCACCGATCAGTTTCTTCCAACGTCTACGTGCAACAACAAAGGTAGCTTGGTCACGCAACTCAATACCGAATTTCGTAAACAAGTCACCCTCACCCTGCCATCCTTCCACGTTCTCAATATACATCTCCACCTTATACGCATCAGTGAAGCGTGACGGAACGTCATCAAGAAAGACTTTATCTTTATTGACGATCTCTCGTGGAATGTAGTATACGTCTTGTCCGTAAAACTTCAGTGACTCAATCACCAAGTCTTCGTATAAGTTCTGTTCACTCTTTACAGACTGACTGATATATGGGTTGGTTGGCATACTGTTATCCTATAAAGAACATAGGTCCAACATCTTCCTCTTCCCTAAACTTAGTTAAGATTCTTTCGATGTCAGTTTGTGCATCCTCGTAGATTTGTCGCCCAGATATGGTGACACCGCCAGGAAGTTGCATCCCTTCAAATTTCAATAAATTCTGTCCCCACTGTTTTTTGATGATTGCAGTTGTGTATTCTTTTAGGAACTTGTGGTTCCACAGAGACAAGTAGTCCGAACTACCAGAAGACGGAGTTCGAATACCGTAAACCTCAATAACAACATAGTCACCCACACTCACCTTCTCGCTACTCATATAGAAGTAGAGTCGGTTCTCTTGTTTTGAAAATGTCACTTCGGGCATACCCGTTAGTTTCATATCAAGTAGAGACAGGTGTTGTTGCAACATTTCGTAGTACGCAATATCACCGGCATAATTATTTAGATCGGTGATATCGTTCAACATCATCTGATATTTGATGTCGAAGAAGTTGGTTGTTTGTGACACAGTATTAACAGGGAACATACGGACCACAGTGTTAATGTCTGTATTCCCCAGATCCAGATATCCATTATTGATGTCCGTCTGTGACAATTGATGAGACACGTAGAAACGGCGAGACCCATCCGGATGATGTTCCCGAAACCATTGCAAAGACTCATCAACCCTGTCATCCAGTTGTTCGTCATCTATATTGATTTCGATGACCGGATGTCCAAGTGCACGTAAACAATAATCTATAAACTCGTCTCTAGTATTTGGTGTCGCCATTTGTTATTCCTTTAGTTCAACAAAGTTCCACTAGAATTATACACGTTGATCCTGTAGTAAGAACCGTGTTGACCATCAAGTAAGTCTGCATCTAGGCCGGATGTTGCACCATCCACAGTTTTGATTGCAGTCAAGAGTTCGTTTGCGGTAGAGTATGTCTCACTGAATGAGAACACACCCGTCCCAGAGTTATAGGATAAGTCTCCACCTGCACTTACCAACCCTCTTACTTCTGCATCGGTACGTTCAGTGAAACTCATCACACCAGTACCAGAGTTGTAACTTAGGTCACCACCCGCGCTGATCAGTCCACGAACTTGAGCGTCTGTTCTCTGAGTGAATGTTAATTGTCCACTTGCAGAATCGTAAGTTAAGTCACCACCAACGTTCAGAGCGTTACGGGCCCTTGTGTCTGTGTAGTACAGATTGGTTGACCCTTCAGGAAGATCGTCGGTCTTCAGGTGGTTGATACCATCACTGTCAATAGTTGCAGTGAGGGTTACGTTACCACTTCCGTTAAACGAAACCGCACTCGCAGTCACGTCTCCCGTAATAGAGAAGTTACGTGAGTTCTGTAGAATGGTTGCAGACCCAGCGTTACCTGACACCGTACCTGTCACATTACCTGTCACATTACCTTCTAATGTGTCAACTACAAGGATACCGGCGGAGAAAGAAGAGTCCGTGATATCGATTGAACCAGAAGGTTCTGGATAGTATTCGTCAACCAGTCTCCATCTACTTGCGGACACATCGTAGAACATACCCACGTGGGTATATCCAACACCCGTACCACCCGTGTTTCTGTTAGAGAAGAAACCAGTGTCTACGTCTGTAGGAGCGGCAGTACCAGTCCACTTATCACCTGTGGTGTGACCAGTTGTCGCACCAAAGTTGATAGAGATACCGGCGTCAAGTAACTGATCACCACCCGTGATATTGATTCCGGTTGCCTGAGGTGATGCGGAATCATAACCCCATTCAAACTGATCGGGTGTCCCTGTTGTACCAATCTTCACATAGAAGTTTGTAGATGCAGTTCCAGAGAAGTGTCCTGCAAAGTACGCATCGTCCAGACCACTACCCGTAAAGGCGGTGTTGGTCTCACCGATTGTGTCACCAGCGTTGAGGTAGTTAAACGCCGCACCGATAGAGACGTTCTCCGAAGACGCAATAGTCTGAGTACCCAATACTGTGAGGTTACCATCGACCTGTAGGTCATCACCAATGTGTGCAGAAGTTCTTACACGGAAACTATTGACAGAGTGGTTCTGTTGGTTTATAATAACCTTACCGTTTGTGACAGAGGATTCAATAACCCAACCCAAACACATTGGATAGTTCGGGTATGTGGGAGATGCATTCTGAGTTGCACCATCTGTCAGACCCGCAAAGAAGTTTTGACCAGCGGTTAGATGCGAGGTGTCGAAGTCATTCAGTACACCCGCAACGCAGATCATACCATACGTACCATCCGCAATGTCTTCTGCAGCGAGACCTTGTACGTTATACTTGGAGTCATCTGTTGCATTTGCAAGTGCAACGGTAGGACATTCCCTACCATCATCTGCTGTTCTGTTACCACTGTAGTAGAGGGGTTTACCCTTTGAGATCGTAGAACCAGTGTCATTGTACACTCGTTCCATGACCTGTTGACCAAGTTCAATTGCTACGTCTACGTCTGTGTAGAAATTTAGATTCTTGTGATGTGGATCATACCACATTGCACCTTCAGCGAATCCAATGTGACTGTCTGCCCAGTTAGTCTTGAAGTTAATCTGTCCAATAGATGCAGAGTCACCTGTGATCTTGGCGAACGTTACGTCACTTGTTGTTGCAACAGCCTGTCCGATTGCGACAGAACCGTTTGTGATTGTGACTCCAGTACCACCAGAGAACAATGCTCTAGTTTCCGAAGAATCGATAGAGATGTTACCAGTAGAACTATTGTAGTTTACACCACCACTTGCAGAGATAAGACCACGGACTTCTGCGTCCGTTCTTTCTGTGAAAGAGAATTGTCCGGTTGCACTGTCATACGTTAAGTCACCTGATACTGACAGAAGATTTCTTACTTCTGCGTCTGTTCTTTCTGTGAAAGTAAGTTGTCCTGTACTTGAGTCGTATGTCAGATCACCACCAACGTTGAGTGCGTTACGGGCCCTAGTATCCGTGTAGAAGAGATTTGTCCCTTCTGTCATGTTACTGGTGTTGAGTGTAATGGCCTTCGCACTGTCTATCTGACCCTGTGCGTTGATCGAAAGTTGAACAACAGAAGAGTCACCACCATACGTACCACTAGTTACACCACTCGCAGTAATAGAGTATACACCCGAAGCGGAGTCATACGTTAATCCCGTACCCTGTACAAGGTGTGCACGAACCTCTGTTGCAGAAGGACCAATAAAGGTAAATCTACCGGAGGCGGAGTCATAGGAGAACGTTCCATCTCCACCATTCTGTTGTGCACCAATTGCGTTACGTGCACGGGTGTCCGTGAAGTATAGGTTGGTATTACCTTCAGATAAAGAGTTGGTTGTCTTCAGTCCAAAGTCTGAGTCGAACCTACCGTTTGTGTAGTACAGGTTGGTTCCCTCAGAGATATCCGAAGTCGTTTTTGTAGCGAGTCTTGTATCAAACCTAGTGTCTGTATAATAAAGGTTAGTTCCTTCCGCAACGTTCGTCGTTGTTTTAGTTCCAAATGCACTATCGAACCGAGCGTCCGTATAATACAGATTGGTCCCTTCGGACAGATTTGTGGTTGACTTATCAGAGAAGTCACTATCAAAACGATTCGTTGTATAGTAAAGATTACTACCTTCCGAAAGGTCGCCGGTATTTTTCTGGGCGAGTCTTGCATCGAAAGCACTGTCTACACGAGATTGTGTGTAGTACAGGTTTGTGGTTTCTTGAAGATCCGCAGTACTAAAAGGTGCAAGAGTAACGTCTGCTTCATACGTAGTCGTATCACTTGCAGTAATTGTAAGTTTTGCGTTAGTCGGATTATATCCAAATGAGTCTAGGGTCGCGGCAGTAGCGGTTGTGATAGAGGTAACTTGACCCTGAGAATCGACAGTGACAACGGGAACGAGTGTTGCACTACCGTAAGTCCCAGCGGTAACCCCTGTAGCCGTAACTTCAATAATACCAGTCGAAGCGTTGTATGTGATACCAGTTCCACCCGATATCGCATTCTTCGCATCCGAATCTGTTCTTACTGACGTGTAGTATAGATTATTGTTACCCTCTGAAAACGCATCTGTTGTAAAGGAATTGGAGTCCCCCAATGATATGGACGTTCCGTTGATGGTCGTAGTAGAGTTCTCTAGCGAACTATTGGGTATTGTGGGTAGATTGATTACATCAATCGTACCATCCGAACCCGCCAGTTGCGACCTATCGTCTTTTACAAAACCAGATGTTGTCAGAAGACTTGACAAATATCTCGCTTTTGATTGTGCCATTAGTCGTTCCCTTTAACTCATTTCGTGTTGGTCATATCCAACATTCTCTTCTATTTATACTTAAATGAAATACAGGCCGGTGATATTAACCCGACCACTTGAATCCATCGTTACTCCACTGTTGTTACCAGCGCCGTCCTCTGTCTCCAATGTTATTTCACTTGAATTTGCCTGTAATCGTGCAACCAATGTGTCCCCGTCTGTATATGATAGTCCCCCATCAGTTGCCGCCGAAAATACATAATGTTGTCCCGAAGAGTCCTCTGAGGTATAGGGTAGTCCCGTAACCTTGATGTCTCCCGTACCATTATGTCCACTCCACACAAGTTGTAATGTAAAGTTGACGGTATCCCCTATTCGGTTATATCGTCCAACTTGCGTAGCGTATGTTCCTGTTCCTGCCGATGTAGAACCCGCAATAACCGGAGTGAAACTTCCGGTCTTGTATTCTTCCATCAGGTAGGCGTCTGTTGTTCCCCCAATGTAAATACCCGCATCAACCTTTACATCCTCGTAAGACGGTCTTGCGTCTGGTGTCGGGTAAGAGTTTATCTGTACTTCATCTGTACCCGAAAGTCCTACAGTAAACGTCACCGAAGTTCCGTTTATTGCAGTGTAATCCGTATCCGGATTCATCAACACACCGTTGTTAAACACCTTGATAGAACCGGCGTTATATTGTAGTGTGTTACCTTCTGTGTCTACACCACTAAGAACCGTCTGACCTTCAGTCGGTTCGAAGAAATATTCGTTAAAGGTACTTGATGAAGTATTGAACTGAGGGAATGCGAAAATCTGAAGGTAGTCACCTACAGTCGCGCCTGTTGTCAAAACAACACTTGTACCATTCGAGGCAGTGTAGTCTATGTTGGGGTCAAGTAAGACACCGTTGTTATAGACCTGAAGATATCCTGCCGCATAATTAAGAGTTCTTGTATTGTTGTCAGAACCAGTAAATGTTGTTTGGAGAGCAGTCGCAGTATAGTTGTATTCTTGGATCTGGATGTCATTCGTAATACTAACGATCTGGACCTTATCACCAGAATCCGCTCCCGCTGTCAACGTGACTGTGGTTCTGTCACTATCAACGGCGTAGTCTACATTAGGATCAAGTAGAACACCGTTGAGATACAAATCTATTAGAGCGGGGGTAACCGTTAAGGTTAACCCATTTTCATCCGCGCCAGTAAAAGCCGTCTGTCCAGAATCAGCTGCTTCATAGTAAAATTCGGTTAGGGCGGTAGTAGTTGCGGATGGATTTACTGTTACAATGGACTCTGTTCCATTGACATCTTTCTTGATGTACAGTTTACCATCGTATGTGTTAATCGCAACTTCACCCAGCGCAAGCTGACCTACAGTTGGTATTTTACCCGCTACGGCACTCCTTTTAAGCCGAAACGTAGTATTTGACATTTGTCATCCTTTAGACCCTATAAAGGGATTTTAATATGTACCGCCATCCAACGTGGAGATAGTTACCGCACCAGACGTGACAGTAAACTGATCCGAATCAAATGACGCAACGCCAAGGTTACTTACCGTGGCGAGTTCTGCTGCGATGGTTAGTTCATTTGTACCATCGTTATATGTTAAATCAATACCTTCTCCAGCAGTCAGAAGGTTTGCAACTTCACTATCAACCAGTTGTTCAAATGTGACACCGTTAATAGTGAGAGACGTTGCCTCTACGTTACCCGCAACAGTAAGTGCACCTGTAACATCTAGAGGTTTGTTTGCAACCCACTTATCACCCGTAGCGGCATAAGTGAATTCTGCGTTTGCACCACCAATTGCGATACCCGCACCGTCAGCGGCAGCTGCATTTGCAGCGGAGTCCGCAAGTGTGATCTTAAGATCATTAATGGTCAACTCTGTTGAGTTGATGGTTGTAGTGGTGCCTTGGACGGTTAAATTTCCAAGAATGTATACGTCCCCAGAATCCCCAGTCGGGTTCGGGTCAAGATACATGATACCATTAGAGTCTGTAGTACTAACGGTATTACCGTCGATTTTGATGTTGTCTACTACAAGAGAAGTTAACCCAACCACATCGGTGATCGTGTCACCAAGACTCACATCCGTGGAACCAATATTAATTCCATCGTTTGCAAGTTGTGCATTGTCAACACCACCAGCAGCGATAACCACGTTACCCGCAGTGACAGTAAAGTCGTTCGCATCGAACGATGCAATACCTTTATTTGAGTCGTTCGCATCCTCACCCGCAACTGTGATAATCGTACCACTGTGGGTGACATCCATACCCTCTCCACCAAAGATGGCGATGGTATGGTTATTCGGTACTATAGAACCAGTGTCCGTCTGTACTGACTTAATTACGGACTGAACAAGAGATATGTCTCCACCGTTTGCGGTAAAGTCATCCACCAAGAACGATGCAACACCCTTCTGATTAGAGTCCGCATCCGCAACGGTAACGGTTAGTGTAGAACCCGAAGCAGAGGTACTCGTACCTTGAATACTATTACCAACAATGTCAAACTTGTGACCACTTACACCTACGTCACTACCGTCTGTACCAATGTTTTTGACTACGGTGTCTTCTAGTGTGACGTGTCCGGAAGAAACATCGAAGTCAGCTGAATCTAGAGAGACCGCACCCTTGGTAGAGATACCTCCGTCCGGAAGATTGTACGTAAACGTGTTGGACGCAGAATCTAAACTGACCGTCAGATTACCGGACGCCGCCAGAGTCAAATCTGAATCTAGTATAGAAATCGCATGGTTGTTGACGGTAAGTGTTGTTGCAACCGCAACGGTACTCGCAGCGGTTAGTCTGCCTTGTTGGTCTACCGTGAACGTTGGTATTGTGGTTGCGGATCCGTAACTGCCAGGCGTTACCGCAGTATCGTCTAGGGTGTAGGTTATCGTGTCATTAGTTACAACACTGGTTAGACCGACCCCACTTGCAAACGTGAGAACACCCGATACAGAAGAGAACGAATCTGAGTCTGAAGCGTCATCCGCAATAGTAAACGATACATTAGCAATCTGTGTATCAACGTATGATTTGTTGACCGCATCACTATCCGCAATCGGAGTTGCGACATTAAGGATACGTGAACCACTAACATTGATATTACTGTTGTCTGGTGCAATTAACAGACCGCCCGTAGTGGTAGTGATCGCACCACCGTTTAGGTCGATATTATCTACAATCAGGTGATCTAGTTTTGAATTCGAGTCTGCAATTAATGCGGTATTCGCAGTGAGTGTACCGAAAGGAGCGTTACCTGTACCACCAAGAAGATCAACGTAATACTTACCACCGATCACTTCATGATTTGCGGCATCTCCGTTTGTTTCTGTCCCTGTACCTACGTAAAGTCTATCCCCTCCGGCACCATTAAAATAGGAATACGCGAGTTCGCCTTGCGCGAGCGTTGTGGGATTACCACTAGTCCCAGAACGTTTTATTCTTATAATTGATGCCATTAGTATTGGCCTCCGTTAATAGTCTGTTGTTCCAGTGACGTACTCGCTTCAAAATTCTCAGATGTCGAGTTGTATATTAACACACTTCCATTGACTTTTGAGGATGTATCTACATCCGACAACTCGTCGAGAGTTAATGCGCCCTCCTCGGCGGATTCGACCCTTTGAGGTTTCCAAAGTCCTTCAGTTGCGTTCCATACGAGAGAGTCACCGTCTACTTTACCTGAAGTATCAATACCACGGATTTCATCAATGTTGATTATCCTTGGATCAACTTTTCTTACAGGTTTACCAACCGTTACCTTTTTTACAATCGTGACATTTTTTGTTGCAACATTATCAACGTTTACAGTATTTGATCCTGTACGTATTCTTATAGCCATCGATCAATTACCTTGTAACAGATGGTGAAACTGATATTTTACCTTGTAGTACTCTTTCTATAAGTGTGTTGGAATTGGAGTCTTGATGCGAGATTTCTACGTCATAGACATATCTACCACGAGAACTCAATGCATCGGTTTGACTATTGGTGAGGGAAAGTATGAGAACCCCGTCAGTTGCGGGATCTGCAATTACAGATGTGAAGTCGATAACGTCTGCACTATCTGTAGAGTTGTAATTTCGTTTCAATTTGGCGGCAGCGCTGTACCCAGTCAAATTCTTTTTGGAACCATCTTGTTCCACCAAATTTAACTCGATTGCAACGTCTGCACCCTGATCAATTATAATATCTTCGTAGTGTGCCATTCCCAGTTTCCAACCTAGATGAATACTATGTTTTTATTTATATAAACGGGAAACTGGAAATCGGATTATTCAGAACTAATTTCGTATAACAGATCGTCCTGAAGGTTTTGTGAGTTCTCCATGTGGTTCCAGATAAAGGATACCGTTAACCTCCAACAGTCCGTAGACGCTGCATGATAACACACCCTATCCTTTTCGTGTTGACCACCAAAGTATCCGGCCTTGATCTGCCAACCAGATTCGTCCGGAATGGTTACTATCTCTCTTGTTTTGGGATCAAGATACTTGAACCACCCATCTCCAGTCTCAGACCAAGAACATATCAAATTGTATGCAGACGCATTCCAATTGTTATGCCATGAGATGTACCCGCCTGGCGGATAGTAACAGAACAACGCATTGTTCTTTGCACCAAGAAAATTTACCAGATCTGTATTGTGCGCGTAGAGTTTAGTGATGAACTCATTAGTCCACACTGGATCGTGGCCAGGTTTGAACAACTTGACATTTTGATCTGGTTGGTGTGGTTTGAAACCATACCCAACTAGGTGATCAGGAAACCCTTCATGTTTATCACCTTCAACCTCAACCACATACTTGAGATAATCTTCGCTGGTCCACTTCTCTCGTTGACCTTCGGTGTCATCAAGTTCGGACTCACAGTGATATCTAAGATTTTTTTGAAAACCCTCTACGTCATCGGTTAACAGTTTTCTACAGTTTTCCAACATCTCTAGGAACTCAGAGTTCCGGAGAGGTATGTCTGTCATCATAAAATATATCCATCCTTATCAAGACCGCATGAGTAATGTCTAATGATTACTGGTTTACCCGATTCGGGTTTTGTCCTTGCCCAGTTCCATGCGTTATAATAATTCCAACGAACATCGTCTTCAAAGACACCGATCTTCAAGTCCTTGTACTTCTCTTCTTTGGTGGTCAACCACCAGAGTGAGAACTGATCCCAAGAACGAAGAGACTCAGCGTATCCTTTTGGCCACCATTCATGATCCATTTGACGCCTTGTCAAATCCCACCAGTCATCCATGAATTCTTTTACCAGAGGGACGGTCATATCATAGAGACATATACCACCACACAAAGTAAACGCTGTCTTTCCTTCCGGTGTGTCGAACTCCCACTCTGCATAGGTGTAACTTCTTTCTTCGGTGAGTTTGGAGAATACTACATCACCCTTATCGAATTCGTCCCAACAGGTTAGGATGTCTTCATGTTCGACTTCCATATCCGCATCAAGGTACATCGTTTGATCATATGGGGTTTTCGCCATACCCCATAACTTTGCACGATAGTGATCGGAACACCAGATTACTTGATCAAAGATTTCACGATGGATCTCTTCGAACATCCACTCTTCACAAAAGAGTGTGATCTTCGCATCCTCGTAATAGTCAAGGATAGACTCTGCCAGATTGATTGCGTACCTATAGAAATTAATTTTCTTAGATGCGACAATTACAAAACCTCTACTCTTCTCCGTCACTCTCTTCCGCCTTCTTGAGTTCATCCATCAGGATCATAATTGCATATAGGTTCACTTCGACCTT